CCTCGTAAAAGAGGTGGTGCGGAAATATCCAGGTTTTGACCTGGGCGTTGACACCACTGCAGCCGCGTTTAACTCGTTCTTCGAAGACGAGGCTGTAAACGCTTCCACTAACGACCGCCTGCTCTCCTATTCGCCGGATAACCGGCGCGCGTCACGCATACTTCATGTTGCGGCGTGTAAAGCAATGGAGATACTAGGGCAGTTTTCGTGGGAGAAGTGGTTAGGAGGGTTGAGGTTTGGCCCGGGGGCGACCACTCGACTGGCTCGTAAAGACGCCAGCGTATATGGAAAGCTTTCAGGCACACCCGAAGTAAGCAGGTCTGCGTTGCCTTTGGCCCGTACCGTCATGTCGCTAATGCCCGGGTGGGCATACGGCCATGATTACGCTGCGGGAATCAAGGAGGTTACGCTAGCACTATCCGTGTGCGACTATGACCTGTTGAGGTGCGTTCCTAAGAACGCGTGGACTGGTCGGACGATAGGTGTCACGACGGACATGCAAATCTACATGCAGCTTGCCCTAGGGTACTGTATGAGATGCGCAATGTACGACGCAGGCATTAACCTCAATGACCAGACAATCAACCAGCGGATGGCTTATATGGCCTCCATTACAGGTAGGCAGGCGACCGTTGACGCGAAAAGCGCAAGCAACAGCGTTACGTCTGCATTGGTTTGGAAGTACTTTGGGGATCATCCCCATTCAGAAAAGTGCGACCCGACCTGGTTTCGACTGCTAGAAGTTTTGCGGTCGACTCATGCCCTGGTTGAACTTCCTGGTGGCTCGTCCAAGCTGCATGAATATGAACTTTTCTCAGCCATGGGCTGTGGGTTCACGTTCGAAGTTGAGTCCTTAGTATTCTGGACTCTGGCTTGGGCTGTCTGCCAGGACTTAGGCATCCCCCCAGAAATCTCGGTATATGGCGATGACTTGATCTGCCCCGTAGAAGCGATGCCCCTCCTCACGGAGGTTTATTCGTACTGCGGGTTCCGCTTTAACGCGGACAAGACCTTTGCCAATCCTGTACCGGGGTTCCGTGAGTCGTGTGGGAAACACTATCTCAGGGGTATGGACGTCTCACCTTTCTACGTGGACACGGAATTGGATTCCGTCTCGTCCATCGTCTTGCTCGCAAACAATATTACCCGCTGGGCCTGTAATGGGCACAAGTCGGGATTTAGGGATGGCAGGCTTCTACCTGTCTGGTCGTGGGTTGTATCCCATCTACCGGACTGGGTGTTGCATTGCGGAATTCCCTATGGCGAGTCGGACGACGGCCTCATCATGGATTTCGATGAGGTTGCGCCCAGTGTTGTCTACTCGGAGGGGTGTAAGCGTGGAATGCCCAAGACTTTCATGGGCTACCAATGCAAAACATTCTTCGAGGGGACCCGCGAAATGAAACTCGCGGGAAAACCTGGGTATGTCACCTGGTTATATAACCAAAGTTACACGCGTTTTACTGTACCTCCGCAATCTCCTGTGAAGGAAATGTGCAAGCTATGGTGGTTCGGAGCTTCGCCTGTTAAGGGTGAGCCGGGCTTACACGTGCAGCTACGTTTGGGAGAGGGTAGCGACCTCTTTCGTGCGTTTGACCTTGTGCCTAGTAGAGTGCCTCCTAAGACCAAGAACGGTCTGAAAGTAAGCATTTCGGAAAGGCGTCGAGTTGTGACCAATTGGCCTTACCTCGGGCCGTGGGTGACGGACACTAGTCTCATTACAATGAGCAAGAGTGATGTGCTCCTTGCTGCCGCTTTGGGCAGGGGTACACAAATTGCGCGCTTCGGACCGCCAGCGTTGACGGCTGGCGAGACGGACTCTCCGGAGGGAGAGACCACCGCGTAACTTCCGCCTCGAAATAGGGTCAAGGTGACCCCCCCAGACTCGCCGTGGGATTTTCAGCCACGGCAGCAGAGAATACAG